TAACAGGTAAAGAAACAATACAAGACCAGTTAATCGTAAGTGGTTCAAGTGGTACAGTAGCTACAATTAAAGATGAACAAGCAGGACCTGGTACTACGTTTGCAATCAACGATGGTAGTGGTAATGTTGTACAAGTTGATAACAATGCATTATCTAGTATTACAGGTACAGCAGTAACTATTACAAAGAAAACAAGTATAACAAGCACCCTTAAATTAGGAGCTCAAGACCCACTTCCAACAGGTGCTGTTGGAGAACTAGCAGTAAGTGGTTCTAACTTATACTTCCACAATGGTACAAGTTGGGGTCAAATTAACTAATAGTTGATATTTATTACAATATAGCTTGTAGCCGAGATATATTACTCAGAACTAAAAACCCGTTATAGAAATATATCGGGTTTTTTTCGTTTTATTAAGTATTGTTATATTTATACTTAAACGATGAAAGGATATATGATAAACTCATATTTACAAAAGCACTATAAGGAAATATTAGATAAGGTTAAGGGTGTAACAAAGAATCACCAAGATACAGAAGATTTATTACAAGATTGTATTTTAGCTTTCTTACAGAAAGGACCTGATTACACAACTCGAATATTAAAAGATGGTAAGGTACAACATTACCTTATTAGGATGGCTTACATTCAATTTAATTCTTCAACATCACCTTTCTATACCAAATATAGAAAAGCATCTCGTAAATCTAATCCTATTGAGTATTACGAAATAGAACAGAAAGCATTAGAAACTAAAGAAGATGCTGAGAAGTTACTAGATGATGTTAAATTATATATCGGTAAACTTCCATTGTTTGATAAAACTATGGCTCATAGACATTTAATAGATGAAGTATCTCAAAGAGAAATGAGTAGATACTATAATATTAATAGAACTCACATCTCTGCTTCTATTGATTTAACTAAAAAGAATATAAAAATGAAATTTAACAGAGATGATTATAAAACAAAGTAATATGGAAAAACAACTAGAAATAGACGGCTACAAGAATTACATAGTAACTAGTACAGGTTATGTAATATCAAACAAACAGTACAAACCAAGAATATTGAGGCCACAAAAAGCATCACAAAGTAAAAAAGGATATTATCAAATTAGATTGTTTAACAAAGAATATCCAAAAGGTAGATTACAATATCTACATAGATTAGTTTATGAAAGTTTTGTTGGTGAGATACCTAAAGGAAAAGAAATAGACCACATTGATGGTGATACTACTAATAATGATATATCTAATTTACAGTTACTTGGACCAAGAGAGAATAAGTTAAAAGGTATTGATTATAATTGGAGACCTCATAGAAATGAATTTATCGAAGCATATGAGAAATATGGTACTTATAAAAAGGTAGCAGAAGCTTTAGATGTAAACATTAACATAGTTTATAGAGTAATCAAAGATGTTTTACATAGATGGGATTGGACAGATAAAGTATATAAAACAACAAGATTTAATCCTGAACTTCAAGACAAATATACAGAGGTAGATAGAAGAACAAAAAATGGAAGATATGATAGGGTGCAAAATTAAATTAGGAACTTGGTTAGAATCCTTTATCGATTGGATAACTTTCGGTAATGGTAAATATTACGCATATATCGTAGCTGTTAAGTGGTTAGGATATGAATCATGCGGTTGTGATGAAAGAAAAGATTGGTTAGATAACTTAACTTGTAAAAAGAAAAACAATGAGTAAAACAATAGAACAAGAAGCAAACATACTTCACTTTATAGAAAACTGTCAAGGACACTCAACTCGTGGTGGTTGTAGAAATGATATGTATGATATATACGCTATCTTTAAGAATGATGGTAGAAATGCTAATGTATGTACTTGTTTAGATAGAGATACAGCAAAGAAAGTAGATAACTTTATCAGTGCTTATACATTTAGTGATGAAATTAGATTTACAGATAGATTTCATAAGTTACTACCTCATCTAGCTCTTATAAAAGAAGAAGCAAAGAAACCATTAGAAGAAGAATCAAATACTGATTTATCTGAAGGTATGAGTAAGTTTGTTAAGAAAAAGGCTAAATCTGTACCTGTAAAGCCTGTAAAAAGAAAGAAACGTACAACAAAAAAGAAGAAATAAAATGGGAATACAATTAAAACCAAAACCACAATGTCAATGTGGTAATACACAAAATCCTAGTGGGTATTGTGATGGCTCACATAATAAGTAAAGGAAACAATGAGACAAAGTAAAAAGAAAATTCTATTACAAGAGTTAGAGAAGGCTCATGGAGTAGTTACACAAGCTTGTCAAAAGGCTAAAGTATCTCGTGCTCAGTTTTATCGTTATTGGAATAGTGATGAGAACTTTAAGAAACAATGTGATGATATACAAGAGAGTGCAGTAGATTTTGTAGAATCACAATTGTTCAAACAAATAGAAGGTGGTAATATAACAGGCCAGATATTTTATCTTAAAACAAAAGGTAAACATAGAGGGTATGTAGAGAAAACACAAATACAACAAGAAACAACAGGTTCAATTCAATTTGATTTCTCATGAAGAAGTTCAAAGATAGTTACAAACCTCTTCCTTCCAATTGTACAGTAAAAGAATCTAAGATAAACGGCTTAGGTTTATTTGCTAAAGAAGATATTCCAATTAACTACGAGTTTGGTATTACACATCATTGGTTAGATACAGAATGTATTAGAACTCCTTTAGGTGGGTTTATAAATCATTCAGAGACTCCTAATGCTTTTATTGTAGATGATGGGGATATACGAACTATGTACTCTGTTAGAAAGATAAAGAAAGATGAAGAGATAGTAGTTTATTATAAATTATACTAATGCAATACAAAGGTTTCAAACCATATGATTTCCAAAAACAAATAATAGATGATATCCTTAACAAAGATGATATGTTCTACACTATGGTGTGTGGCCGTCAAATCGGTAAGACTTTACTTCTTATTAATATGTTATTATATTATGGTATTAATAAGCCTCGTCATACCTTACTGTGGGTATCTCCTTATTACTCAATGGCTGTAAAAGTTCTATCTCAGATATTAGATGCAATAGAATTTACACCAATTACCAAAGAAGCTAACAAATCAGAAAAGATAATAACCTTAATAAATGGTACTAGAATCTACTTTCGTTCAGCAGAGAAGCCAGAAACCATTAGAGGTTTATCTATTGATTACGCCTTCTTAGATGAATCACAAGATATATCAGATGATGCCTTTAACAAAGCTATCTTACCTACCTTAACAGCAAAAGGTAAGAAGTGTTTGATTGCAGGTACACCTAAATCTAAGAACTGGTTTCATTCTTATTTCCAAAGAGGAGGAGAACCAAACTATAATTCATATACAGCACCATCTTCCGTATCACCTTATGTTAGTGCAGAATTTCTAAAAGAACAACAAGAATCCCTTCCACCTTCAATTTACAACCAAGAGTTTCTTGCTGAATGGCAAGAAGGAGATGGAGAAGTGTTTACTAACATAGATGGTGTCTGTATATTAGATGATTTTGTATCAACAAGAGAAAAAACCTATGGAGGTCTAGATATTGGAACAAAACAAGATTACACTGTCTTAACCATTTTAGATAGAAATGGAAGGTGTGTACATATGTGGAGAGAAAGAGGCTTAGAATACTCTCAAATCGTTGCTAAGGTAGTGTATCTATGTAAACAATACAGAACTCATCTGATGATAGAAGCTAATTCAATTGGTGATGTTGTTTATGAGATGGTAAGAAAACAATACAAAGATGTAAAACCTTTTATTACTACTAATACATCAAAAGAAAATATCATAAGAAGATTAATCTCAGATATAGCAGATACTAACGTAGAATTACCTTCACCTAATTTATTTAACTCCTTATACAAAGAGCTACAATTATTTCAATACAAATATCTACCAAGTGGTAAGGTTTCTTATGAAGCGATGAGTGGGTTTCATGATGATACTGTAATGAGTCTAGCTATATGTAATTGGAATAGAATAGAGAACCCTACAAGTAAAAAGATAACGATTACTTCTCTTAGGTAGAACCATACCAACGAATCTTACAAAATATAATACAATATAAAGGAATATTATGAGTAAACAAATAACAATATCAATGCCTGAGTTTATTACAGTTGGACAATACCAAGATTTTGGTACACTTGACCACTTAACTCAGACACAGAAGATTATTAGAATCGTATCGGCTATTACGAAGCATAGTGAAACTGATGTAATGAAGTGGAATGCTACTTCTTTATTTAAGGTTTACAAAGACTTAAACAATTCTATAAATGAGATTGAACCTGCCTTCTTACCTATCTTTGAATGGGAAGGACAGACATGGGGTTTCCAACCTATACATAAAATGTCTGCAGGTGAATACATTGATTTAGAAACTCGGTTGAAAGATGGTATTACTAAATTACATGAAGTATTAGCTATTTTATATCGACCGATTAAAGAACACAAATTTGACTCATATGAGTGGAAGTTGAAATACAATTACAAGTATGTTATTGGAAAAACAGAAAACCTTTTCAAATACTATACTTTAGAAGATTATGATGTAGAGAAACGTACATGGAGAGAAGAACAATTCAAATCACTACCAATCAATCTAGCATTAGGAGCTTACAATTTTTTTTTGTTCGTAGGGGAGAAGTTCTCAAAGGATTTACGAATCTCTTTCCTGGAAATGTACAAGAAGATGACGAAGAAGGAGAGGGAGGAAGTGGAACAATTGCTGAACACTACGGATGGTTCTACACCCTTTATCACCTCGCTAACGAAGGAGGAATCCTCAACCTTACAGGAGACAAAAGAGTAAGTGATGTTAATTTTATAACAATGTTAAACTATTTAAGTGTACAAGAAGAGATAAATAAAGAAGAAGTAAAGCAACAGAGGAGAATACAACAACAAAACAGTTGGAAATAAGATGATTAACTACCAAGAAATAATAAATCTATTTGAATTAGCAGTAGGAGAAAATCAATTCTACAAGGGGTTCGGACATGGTTCAATAGATAACTTAGATTCGGTTGTAAACAGAGGATATCCTCTTTTGTTTGTTAGACCGTTATCATCGCCTGGTTTATCAGGTCAAGATGGTAGAGTTAGAACCCTCGCATTTGAACTATATTCTTTAGATGTTCCTAAACTATCTGACCAAGATAGAAGAGTATCTCTTTCTAATACAGAACAAGGTATATACGATATCTATGGATATATACTAGATGGTCCTGTACAATACGATTTTGGTATTGAGGTTCTTGGTATAGTTCCAACAATAGAAGCCTTTGGTGATAAAGCTAGTGGGTGGGTAGCAACAATAAACATAGAATCAACAGCATCAGGTATATCTTATTGTAATATACCAGGTAATGAATGGCCAACAACTCCTACTCCTGCTCCAACTAATCCTCCTACTCCAACTCCAACGGCATCACCTACACCTTCACCTACACCAACAGCTAGTCCTACTCCTTCACCTACACCTAGCCCAACTCCAAGTCCTACACCATCAGGACCTACTCCTACACCGAGTCCTACACCTGACCCATCAATTGTATATTATGCATTGAGAAGATGTAGTGATTCACAAGAAGGATTTATATCAGGTCAACAAACAACAGCAATATCATTAAGTAACAATGATAGAGTACAAGATAGTGGATTTGTTAATTATGTAGTAATAGGACAAGTAACAACAGGTACATCAGTAGGGTTTGTAACAGATACAGGCTTACAAGGATGTCCAGCTGGCCCTACACCTACTCCAAGTCCTACACCATCACCAACTCCGAGTCCTACTCCTAGTCCTACTCCTAGTCCAACTCCGAGTCCAACACCAACGCCTAGCCCAACACCTACACCGAGCCCTACACCGGCTCCTAATTCGTATTACTATTGGGCAGTTGCTAATGAACTAAGTACTAACACATTGAGTTATACGAGTCCAACAAATACACCATTTACGTTTGCGATATCAAGCTCACAAGAAATGTTCTTTGCAGCAAAAAGTGGTTCTGTAACTTTATCTAATACAAATCCTTTGATTGGTAACAAAGGTAGATTTGTTGATTCACAAGTATTATACAATACATCATATACTAATAAAGAAACAGGTAGTAGCTATACTGTTACAGTACCAAGCCAAATTGGAGATTGGGGTGGAGATGTAGTATTCTTTAATTCTATAAACTCTTCTCAGTTGAGTTATGTGAGTGTTGCTCAAAGTGATAGTATAATTAATTCATCTAGTATATGTGTTGGTAATGTAACTTCTATAACAACTGGTTCTTCACCAAACAAAGGAACAGTTACAGATAATTCATCAACTTGTCCAACAGCATTCTACTATGTAGGAGAAGCTGATGGTGCTGGTGGTACTGTAACTTACTTAGATGAGAACTATTCAGCAGTAACACAATCCTTATCTGCAGAACAAAGAATATTTGTAGGAGCGATTAGTGGTACAATGCAAATAACAGGTGCTGGTTCACAAGTATTCTTCTCTGAAATTGGTTTCCCAAGTTCGTTTGGAACTCAAGGAACAGTAGGTACTGAATACATTGTATCTCAATCAGGATTAGTAGTACCAAATTCAGATGATGTTGTATTCTATTCTAAACCAGATGAGACTACATTAACATACGAATTTATGCCATCAGATGGTACTTGTAAGGCATATCATATATTGACAGGTGATACTGGTTCATTCTATGTGGATAATACCGCAAGTGGAATTAGTTCATTCCTATCTGGTTCTCGAACATTAACATCATGGCCAAATGGAGACTATGACCCTTATTACAGTAACTGTTAAACAATATGAATTACATGGAACAAAAGATATCATTTTTTAGTGGGTTTGCACTCACATCATTATGGACAATGCCTTTGTATGAATTATCAATGGCCTTTCTACTAGGATTAGTAGGGGGTTTAGGTGGTTTAGTAGGTAGATTAATTTTTAACAAAGTTGACAAATGGATGAACAAATAGAATTTTTAGAGAACGCAGGTAGAATTATTACCGAAGCACTTACTGATGAAATCATTAACGAAGGGTTAATGGATACAGGTAGGCTTGCTCGTTCTCCAAGATTCAAAGTTCAATTAGTAAATGGTAACCCAGAATTACAGATATTCATACAAGATTATGGATTCTATCAAGATAGTGGTGTAAGAGGAACAGATAACCCTATAGCAGAATCAGGTCAATCTTTCTTTCCACCAGGTCAATTTCGTTCTAAGGTAATTGGAGGACCTCTTCCTTTTCCTGTTAGATTCGTAATTGCAAGAGATGGTATAAAACCTAAACCTTTTATCAACAATGCGTTTGATAGAGGTATAAGTTGGATGAATGAAAATATAGTAGAAACAAACGAGGATATTATTGATGCAAATATTGCAAAGATATTCTCAACAAATGGAGCGATAGTAAGTTAATATGAATTCAGTAAACATAACCCTAGACCCAACATATACAAGTGTATCAGGTAATCCTATGGTATTTGTTGTTAGTGGTTCTAACATAGATGAGTTCCAATATCAGTATGTACTAGATGTTAGAACTTATCCTGATAATACCTTAAGAACAAGAATAAAACAATTCCCTAATCCTAGTGGTGTTGCTGTATTTGATGTATCTCATGTAGTTGGTGATTATATAGAATAT